TAACTTCTAATAGTTCTCCTGGATTAGTCGTTCCTATACCAACTTTATTATTTGTAGAATCTACATACAATACATCTGTATCAACAGTTAAATCACCATTGACTGTTAATCCTTGTACATCATCAACAGTTACATTTCTGCTTCCAATAACAACTTCAACTAATGCCCCGGCTGGTGGTGTAGTAGAAAATGTTAATGTTGTACCACTGACTGAATAAGTATCTTTATTTTGATAAACACCATCGATGTAAAGTTGTGTATTGTTTTCATGATTTGGATTAGCACTAAGTGTTATAGTACCTGAACCACTATATGTTACTGCAGTTATTGCTGAATCACCAGAGCCTACAATTTGTACGAATGTGGCAATTTGTATTACATCACCGCTTACCGCAGTATTAACTAATACTACAGAAGTTCCATTTGTTGCTGTATAGTCAGTTGTAGGTTTTAATAATACACCATTTAAATATACGCTTATATAACCAACTGTATATGATAATGTACTTCCGTTTGCATCACTACCAGTAAATGTTGTTGTACTACTTCCTGGTGTATATACATATTCTTTATATAATGCACTTTGACTACTACCGCCACTTCCTGATGAAGCGAATGTAATTGTATCTGTACTAGCATCCTGAGTAATAGTCATATTACTACCAGCAGCTAATGTAAGTGTGTCTGTAGCTGAGTCAGCAACTATGTTTGTTTGGCCTGAAACTGCAATAGTTTTAAATGCTTCAGTAACCGAACCTGTAGCTGTTGATGTAATTGTAAGAGTATCAGTTCCTGGAGTAGTTGTTAATTGAATACCAGAACCTGCTGCAAATGTAAGTGTATCTGTCGCCGCGTCAGCAACAATATTTGTTTGACCACTTACAGCAATATTTTTAAATGCTTCAGTAACTGTTCCACCACCGCTAGATATTGTACTAAATGATAAATTACCTGAACCATCAGTTACGAGAGCCTGGCCACTTGTGCCATCACTTGTCGGGTAAGTTAATCCTGCAACTACTAGGCTCGTACCATTTAATAATTGTAATGAATCAGAACGCAATCTAGCTGTAATAACATTTGAACCAGCTTTTCTATTTGCAAATTCTAATAAACCATCTTCACTTCCATCAGAAGCGTCTTGTATTTTAGCTGTGACTTTTGCATATACAACTTCTTGGTCAGCATCGTTTTCACCTTTGAATTTAAGTTGTCCTAAATAATCTGCATCAGCCGGTGAACCAGAATTTCTTTTAAAGGTTAATACTGGAGCTGCAGAACTTGAAGCTTCAGTTGTTGTTAATAATAAAGTATCATTAGTTGTTGTACTTGTAATTGTTAATGGGTGTGAAAAATCAAATGCATCGCTAGTTGTATTCCATAATATAGTGGCATCTGTTGAACTATTAACGGCATCTTGTATTGTAATACCAGCACCATTTGCTGAACCTGATGTATCTCCTGAACCTTTATTCAGAGTTATATTTTTATCTTCAACATCAAGCGTTGCAGTATTTAAAGTTGTAGTAGTTCCATTAACTGTTAAATTACCAGATACAGTTAAATTACCAGTAGCAGCTATATTTGTTGATGTGATATCGTCTGATGTTAATGTTCCATCTACCTGTACGTTATTAAATTGTACATTTGAAGTTGTTGCAACTGCCTGGCCAATACTTATTTGACCACCTGAATATGTTACACCAGTTCCAGCTGATAAATGAGCTCTTACCTCAGCAGCAGAAGGACCGGTATATGTTATAACACCAGTTGAATTATTGTATGCTAAACTTCCATCTCCACCGGAATCAGTGACTGATATTGCTGCCCTTGCAAGAGCATCTGTATATTGTGTTATTGATGTGGATATTGTACCACCTGATATTCCTATACCAGTTCCTGCAGAAAAATGAGCTCTTACTTCCGATGCACTTGGCCCTGTATAAGTTATAACACCTGTTGAACTATTATAAGCAAGAGAACCATCTCCACCAGAATCTGTAACTGATATTGCTCCGCGCGCTCGTGCGTTCGTGAAGTATAAATTACTTGAACCTTCTCCTAGTTCATCAGTATCAAATCCAGTTAAATTTCTTGTAGCAAAACTGACTGAACCACCCATATATCCATGAGCAGTACATTGGTAATAAAGAACCATTGGAGTATCTTTAGTTGGAACAATTTTTGTATATGCTCCTGAACTACCAGCAGTTCCGTTTGTTGTTACGCCTGCTGTATATGCTGTCGTTTTTGCAGCATCGTAATAGAATCTTAAAGGATGGCCTGAGTTTGAGCCGTCTGATTGGTCAAATTGATATGAATTACCTGGTACAAAATTTAAATGAGGTGATTCAATACCATTAATAATATAACCACTGCTTGAACCTAAGCCATTATAAACGTGGTCTGTAGTTTTTGAAGCAACTGTGACAGTAAAATTTTGATTGACAGTTTTTCTTATTTTAAAATAAGTATCTGTTGCGGAGCCGACCTGAATAACGCTATCTAAACTACCCTCGGTAGTTTTCATATATAACTTACCGTCGTTAGTATTAAGCGCTAACTCACCTAGGTCTAAATTACTTGTTGTTGGAATAGCAGCGGCTGTTGCCGAACGCCTTAACTTAATGTTCGTATTTCTTGCCAATTTTGGCTCCTTTTTTCAATCCTTATATAAGGAAGTTTATAAACTATATTATAATATATTTATATTAATATGTTCCGCCATCAATGATATTAGAGAACGCAGGAGCTGCTCCAGAGTTAGCTTGTAATATAGAACCATTTGCACTTGAAGCTGCTGTAACGTCTAAAGCGTTAGTCCCATCTCCATATAATACACCATTGTCTGTAAATGCTGAAACTCCAGTACCACCCTCGGTAACTGCCAAATCATTTGTTAACGTAACTGTTCCAGTGACATTTAAATTATCATCAACAACAACTGTACCACCAGCTGAGTCAAGAGTTAAATTGCCTGAACTTGTATCTATTTCTCCTGCTGCAGTAACACCGACTCTTACATTGTCGAGTGTAGCACCAGTACCATAAATGTCTCCAATGTTTAAGTCACCCCAAGGTGATGAAGCATCGTCGCCTCCACTTAAATCTTCATCTGGAGTAAATGAGAATCTTTGTGTTTGTATATCAAAACCAAAGAAACCATCTTTAACTGCTGAACCATTATGCCATTTAAATCTTACTCCTCTGTCTAGACCATCGGCTGATGATGTATCTTTAGCCAATTCTATCATTGGGTCAGTTAATGTTGTTTCTGTTGAGTTAACTGATGTTGTTGTTCCTTGTACAGTTAAGTTTCCACCAACTGTTAAATTACCTTGTGTTTGAACTGTATCAGATGATTGATTGCCTAAAGTAACATTTCCGTTTACTTGTAATGTTCCACCAACAACTGTATTACCAGATGCATGAGCAACTGAGAAGTTTGCTCCACCAACATTTAAACTTGTACCGTCAAAAGTAAAGTTAGCGTCATCTTCAAGTTCTCCACCAGTACCTGCTATAACAACTCTATTGTTTGTTAAATCTTCGATTGTAGCAGATGCGATTGCGGCTGATGTAGCGACATCTAAAGTTGCAACATCTAATTCACCAGTAATTGTTACATTATTCGGTAAACCTATTTGGACATTATTACCTGATGCTGCAGTTTCAATTTCGTTAGCAGTACCTATAATACCTAATGTTTCTTCGTTAGAAGCAGCACCAGTAAACAAATCTACTGCAATTGAACCACTATCACCAGAAACTGATAAGTCTAATGTATCAACAAATTCTTTAACACCTTGTGCTGTAATTAACTGAGCATCAGTTGGAGAACCTGGCATTGAAGTAACAATACTTGTTACAACTTGTCCAGAACCACCTGAAGCTTCAAGTGCTAAACTTCCGATATTTAAATCAGATACATGCTTATTAGCATCAACAATTAAAGCGCTACTGGCTGTTGTTGTTCCATGAACATGGTCTAATAATGATGTAAAATACTTACCGCCTATTAGGTCTACAGAAGATGCAACCCCACCTGATTCTGCGCCTGTACCTACATAAAGTCTATCACCGTTATTTGCTTGAGTACCGGTTACATAAGAGTATGCCAGCTCACCTGTTTTGATATTAGCCGGAGCAGTGGTTGTTGAGCCCGTAGTTAATATTTTTATTCTTGTTAAATTAGCCACTAGTATGTGCCTCCAGTTATATTAGTATTGATGTTTCCAATTGTTGTTGTTGCATCCCATTTTGTTGTTGAACCATTATATATCAAAACACCACCATCGGAGAATCCCTGAGCATTCACATCTGTTAAATCTGTTAAAGCAACGTTACCTACTTTTAAGGTTTGCGCTACTATTTTATTTGGGTTTCGTTTTATTTTAGCTTTTATATTCGCCATTATGTTTGCGTAACTCCCGGTGTAATTTCTAATTGTCCTTCTAAAACTCTTGTTTTTGTACCTGACCCAGCAGTTATTTCTATATCATAAACATAACGACCGGCTTTCATAGCATTAGTTTGAACGTTTGTCAAACTAATGTTTAATACTCCCGTAGTAGCCGGATTTGCTACTGATACTGCAAAATCTACAGCAGTTGTTGATGAGTATGTTTTTCTTATTTGGCCTTTTCCTGTATGACCTGTTAAGTTTAAAGCATCTCCATCGGCATCAGTTACATCAATTGAAGCTGCGTAATCAGCTCCTTGATCGATTACTATGTTAGAGTATATTGCCATTTAATCTATACCTTCTTATTTATACTTTTTAGTTCTTCAATTTCAGCTTTTAATTCATTAATTGCATTTATTAATAAAGGAACTAATTTTTCGTATTTAACAGCTTTATAGCCATCATGTTTTCTTGTTTCGACAATCTCTGGTACTACTTTTTCTACTTCTTGAGCAATAACACCAACATCATGTCCTTCGTAAACTTCTTGATTATCGTTCCAATCAAACTCATAACCTTTAAGTTGGCCAACCTTTTCTAATGAATTTTCGATTGGTGTAATATTATCTTTTAATCTTTCATCTGATGAATAGAAAGCAACAACATCACCAACACAACGTATGGTATTTGCAGTAGCAGAACTTGTTTGCCCAACCATTAAACCTTCAAAGTGAACATTAGAGTTATTATTTAAAGTTTGGTTAGCACTATATGTTGTATAACCACTTGGGTTAGTTGAATTATATGGTGTAAATCCTAATGCAGTTGTAACATCAGAAGAACCAATTGCACTAGTATAATGAGGTGCAGCTGTATTCGTTGCACTTGCTGCTATACCATCTAATTTATTTTTTAAAACAGTTGTAAAATTCTGTTCAGTAGCGTTAGTAGCTGTTGCACCTGCTGCTATACCATCTAATTTATTCTTTAATGTGGTTGTAAAATTTTGGTCAGTAGCGTTAGTAGCTGTTGCGCCTGCTGCAACACCATTTAATTTAGTATGGTCTGCATCAGTAAATACATTTGAATCACTTGCAGCCTCTACTGCTGCTCTTACTTGTGCAACACTTAATTGAGTATTTGTATTATCAGAAGCAGGAATTGTAACGGTTTTTGTATTAACTGCAGTGACATGACCTTCAGCACTTGTTGTAATTGAATCAATTGCTGTAAATGTTGAGCCATATCCAGGAGTAGCTGTACTTGTAGTACTTGATTTACTTACAGCATCATGTGTAATTGATATTGTACCAGCTGTAGATTGGTTAGCTGTAAATGTTCCTGTTCCACCTAGGACTCCAGTACCCTGAACTGTTAATGTTCCATTACCTAATGTAAATCCAGCTGAAGTCACGCTTTGAACATGACCATACGCATCAAAAGTCATATCTTGTACAAAATTAGTACCATTATTATCTACATTGGCTGCACCTGATGTATCAGCATGATTAAACGTTATGTTATTATTTGTAGCACTGTAAGCTACATCAATAGCATTTCCACCAGTAAATGAAACAATTTCATCTTCTGATATTAAACCTCTTGCAACTCCGCCTACAGTTAAATTCCATCCACTGTAAGTATCAACTGAAACACTACCTGCGGCTGTTAAACGGCCTTGAGCATCTACAGTAAATGTTGGAATAGCTGAACCACTACCATAACTATTTGGAGTTACTGCAGTGTTATCTAATTTTATTGAAACCTTATCTGCAGAACCTGTAGTAGTTAATCCTGTACCACCTTCTATTTCAATTGAATCATTATTGGCGCTAGCAACTACATTGGAACCAGCGTCTGTTGTAAATGTTTTATAGAATGTTTGTGATGAACCTTTATCTGAGTTTGTAATTGTAATATCAATATCTGTACTATTTAAAGCACCAGCAATTGTAATACCAGAACCCGCAATAAAGTCTAAATCTCTTGTACCTGTTAAATCAGTTGGTGTTAAATTACCAGAAGTTCCATTATTTGTTTTTATTTGTGGAGTAATTAAACTATTAACAGTATCTAATATTTGGTTACCATCAGCTTCCCATTGGTCAGTCGCAAAGTTATATACTAATGAGTGAGCGCCTGTTACTCCAGCAGCAGCATTACTATGAACTCCTGCAAAAACTTTTGTTTCAAGACCGAATCCGCCAGTTGATGGTTCGGTTGAACCTAAATTGCTACCGGCAAGTATTAAAGTATCTTCTACTTCTAGTGTTGATGTATTTAATATTGTATTTGTACCTTGAACTGTTAAGTCACCAGTAACAATTAAGTTATTTCCTATTGTGACATTACTTGGTAATCCAATTGTAAGAGTATTATTTGAAATAGTAGTATCTACTTCTCCTGACTGGCCAGTTACTGTTAGTGTTTCACCTAAATTAATAAGATGAGTTGTGCCTGAATCAGCATCGATACTTATTCCTTTATTTGCTAATTTAGCATTTGCAATAGTTGAATCTGCAATCTTTACATTAGTAACTGCATTTGAAGCCAACATACTATTTTCTACAGACCCTGCTACGATAGTTGCTGTTAATGTGGCATCACCTAAATTTGTTAAAGTTGCTGCTCCACTTAAATCTCCGCCTAAAGTAATTTCTGGGTCAGCTGTTAAAGTAAAATCAAAATCTTCAGTTCCACCATTCCACGTAGCTTTTATTCCATTTGTTCCAGCTATTGTATTTGCATGAACTAAATCTTCAGCATTATAGAATGTTACGATATCTGCAGTATTTGCAGAACCGTTTGCTGCCATTCCTTTCAATCTCCATGCTCTTTTAGCATTTGAACTTACTTGTGTTTCATCCCATTGTAATTCTACATCATGGTTAGTCATAGAACCGGATGGAGTAATATGGTCTCTATCTACTCTTAATCCCATTGGAGATGAAGTTAAGTTAGCATCTAATTGAACAAAAGCTGAACCTAAACTTGCAACCGAACCTGCTCCTCCACTAGATAATAATAATGTACCATCTGATAAATCAAGAGTTTTTCCACTACCTATTTTTACGTCTGAATTAACGGTTTGTTCTGAACCAGATGTTAAGAATAATCTTGCATCGACATCAGTATGTAATTCGTTAATTGCAGTACTTACTGTTGAAGCTGTTGTTCCAAATGCGCCTGCTGTAATTGTACCAAGTTTAGTATTAATTGTAGCTATATCAGTATCGTTTGAATTTATTTCTCCATGCAATTCGTTAATAGCACCTGTATGAGTATTTGAACTTGTTGCTAAAGTAGCGCTTCCTAATTCTGTATGTAATTGAGATAAAGCTCCAGTAATACTATTATTACCTGAAGCAATTGTGGTAATATTAACATCACCTATTTCTGTATGTAATTGAGCTAAAGCTGCAGTAACTGTAGAAGCAATAGCGCTTATATCAACGTTACCTTGTAAAGCGTCTAATTCGTTGATTGCTGCTACTAAATTACTTGCTGCTGTACTTAGTGTATAATTACTAGCACTTCCTCTGATTGCAGTTTCTAATTCGTTAATTGCAACAACAGCTGAAGTTTTTACGTTTGTATCAAGTGAAGCATGATTACCTAATTCAGTTCTAAGTTCTCTTAATCCTGCAGATAAATCTGTAGCTGATAAACCAGTTAAGGACATATTACCTATTTGACCTTCGTGTTCTGCAATTGCTGTACTTACAGTTGAAGCTGATGTTCCCATTGCTCCAGATGTAATTGTTCCAAGCTCTGCATCATGTTCATTAACTGCAAGAGTTAAACTACCTGCGCTTGTTGTTAAATTTTCTACGACACCTACATCGTCTTGTAATTCGTTAACTGCATCTACTAAACTTGTTGAATCTACTACAATAACATGACCTGATGTTGCGCCTGTTATTAATTCTATTAATGTACCATGACCAGCATCGATTGTATTTTGAGATGATATTCTTGCTGCAACAATACTATTACTACCAAGAGTTAAATTTTGGCCAGTGTTAAATGATACACCGTTAGTAGATTTAAATCTTAATATACTAGAATCTGCTGATAATAATACACCAGAGAATCCACCTGACTGAGTAAGAGTTGCATTTTCTACAAAAGATGAATGTATTGTAGGTGAACCATTTAGTGTTACTTTTAAAGCATAGTTAGGAACTTTAAAATCTGCAGCGGCCAATCCTTGAGTTAATGCTGTACCTTGTTTTGTTACTCTGATAGCACCAGTCCTATATGACTCTGCAACTCCTGTTGTTTTATCAACAGTAATTTCAGGTAATATTTCAAACCTTCCAGCTAATTCAAAGAATTTCTGACCTGATGTAGCTGTAAATGATTCAGTTTTATCTCCTAAGTTACTACTTAAAAGGCTATCATCACCAACATTTCTTATTGAAAGCTCATTACTTTTCTGTCTAAACTCTTCTAGAGTATTTGCCTTTAATGTTCTTACTTCGTCTCTTATTGCCATTATTTACTACCTAATTTTTTTATAATCTTTTTAAGCTCTTCTATATCTGATTTCATAGTTTCAATTTCAGTATCTTTTGCTTTAAGTTTATCAAGTTGGTCTCTTCTTGCAGAAAAGGCCGATGTATTAGTATTTATAACAGCTTGAGTTACTGTATCTTTTACTAAATCTGGATTTTCTTTTACTTTTGTCTTTGCCATTTGTTATCCTATGTCGCGCAAATTGCTCTAAAATCTTTTATTAATGGTGGATTCGATGTTGATGTCGAACGTAATACTATTTTAAATTGTATAGTACCAAAACTACCAATATCTGCTGCAGTTAATACTGATTCTGTTAAATCATATCTTACTTCAGAAAAAGAACTTTCGCTAACTGGTATTGATTCACTTGGAGTTGCTGCTGTAAATGCAACATCATTAATATCAGCTGATGAACCACCTTCAAGAGTTCTGTAATATAAATCTACATTTGAAGCGCCTGGTCTTAAAACATTTAAAAATACAGTAGCTGAATCTGCTTCTTCGTTCAGTTCTACTTTTTTAGTTATATACCTAGCTAACTCTGCTCCACCTGTTGCAGTAGTTTCTAAACCACCGCTTGAACTGATAAGGTTTTCTATTGTATGTACTGATGCTCTGTTTAAATCTATTACTGGAGATATAGCTTCATCAGTTGTACTTAATACACATCTTAATTTAAATGATTTAGCACTACCCATTGATGTTGATTCATTAATTGCTGAACCAATAACACTTGGTGCGTCGAATGTAAAGTTTTTATTTACAAGTATTTCTTTTTCAGCTTTTGGTTGATAAGCCGTTTCTGTTCCATTAATACTTTTACCAGCATATGTTGTAAGGAAATATCTAACAGAAGTTCCTGGTAATGTAATATTTGATATTACTGGATATATTAAATCCATGTGTCTATTTTCTGTTGCTGTCACAGCGCTTCCGCCACCTGCTCCGATACCAGCAGCTGAATTTGTTGAAACATCTGAACTTCCTGCTGTTATTGTATAACTATCATGAGCAATATTAGAAATAGTACGATTACCATTTATATTTCCAGCTGAAATACCATTAGTGTCTACTGCTCCAGCAATTGTTACTGTTCCACCACCATACATTCCATGATTTTTATGTGTGACTGTAATTACACCAGAATTCTGTGTAGTAGCTAGGGGATTACCACCTAGTTTTTTAGGAGGTAATATATCATTAGTTAATGTTAATGTTGATGATGAACCACTAAATGAAGCTCTGTTTAATTTGAATTTTAAATCTTTACTTTGTTCTGGTGTCCATGTTGAAGCATTTGCTGAACTAAAGAATACACCATTATATGGCTGTTTTGTAATTCTTTCAGATGTATTTGTTACGTCAAACCCACCCATTTCTGCTATCCATACTTCATAATCATCTGATTGAGATGTGATTACTATTGCATATTCAGTATCTTGAGCTAAATAAACTGGATAATCAAATGCAAAGTTAGTTGCTGTTGCAGCAGTAGCTGATACATTTACTGAACTTGGATATAATATTTTATCAGCACCTGGTACTATTCTTTGTGTAGGTGTACCATTTTGAGTTGTTCTTATAGTTACCCTTACTGGTATACTTGTTGATTTAGTTTTAAAGAATAAGTCAACTGACTTGGCAAAGATACCACCAGCTTTATCAATAAGAATTGTTTCTGCTACTGGGTCTATCCATTCTGTTGTTTCGCTTACTTGTGTATCGACAAGAGTTCTATCTTGATTTAATTCTGATTGTACTAATCTTGGTACCTTTGTAGATACTATTCTACTCTCAACAGATTCTATTAATCCTTGAGCATGATACTGAGCTTCAGCGTAGGTAGTTTCGCTATCCTTATCGTTTGAAGAACTGTCTGTAAGTCTAAATTCTCTTACACCAGTCTGGAACTTAAGCGCGGCATTTCTTGGTATGATAAACGAACCTTCCACTACGCCTGAAGCATTAGTAATAAGATGGTCACTAACATTTGCTGCGGATTCTCCTTCGTGAGTTGTAACACCAGTTCTTGTTGCAAACTCTACAAAAGATGTTTCTTCACAGAAATCAGTAACGTTAACTCCATCAAAGAAAGCATGTACTTTTGTACTTGGCTTCATTAATTGAGCTTTAAAAAATATTTTTCTTGACCTTATGAATGGTACAAAGTTAACTTCAACAACTCTTGTTCCATCACTTCTTAAAACAGTATCAAATGCAAGTTCAGTACTTAAACCAGTCCTTGATTGATTTTGTGTAGTAGTAGTTGTTGTTGTAGTAGTCGTACCAAAAGCAAACTCGAATTGTTCATCAAGCCACCACGGTCTAATACCAGTTCTAAATGCTCCTCTAGTTGTAACATCAGTTTCTACTCCAGTCCAATTTGTTTCCCATTCATTCCACACTGTACCTAATATACCAGCTTCTTCAGCCATTTGTTTAAATTGGTCATATGAAGAGGAATCATCTATTACAACATTTGGTCTTACATCAGTTTCTTTCCATTCGTCTGAATCAGGAGAAAGCTCCATAGTTCCAGCCCAACTAAATACGTTGTATGGATTTACATTTGAGAATGTTGATGCATAAGGTTGATTGATATAATTAACATCTGTTGCCATTGGCATAGTAGCTAATGAATTAGTTAATGTTGCTGCACCAGAAGTTGAATTACTTTCTGTACTTAATCTTACTAAGTTAACATTTCTTTCATCAAACTTAGGTCTTAATATACCATTTGATTTATCTATTGCTGCTGTATAATCCGGATTTAATGAATCTCCAACCGAATGACTTCTAAATCCATCTACTATAAATCCATTTTTTAATCTTGAAAATCCATTACCATCAAACAATTCTACGTCAGCAGCGCTTTGTTCTAATAATGATAGGGATGTATAATATTCTAAGTTTTTAATTCTTTTATCAAGTGCACCAATATCTTTCATGGTATATCTTGTGTTATTAAGAATTTTTGGTTTAACATCGTCTAAATCATATATGAAAGGTTTTAAATTTAAGTCATATATACCCATTGCGTCATCAGGTGTTTCTGGAGCTTTAGGATTTAAATTTGGTACACCAACAGCTGTTTTAAATTCGCCTTTACGATTAATAAAGACTTTATCAATTCGTGCCATGTAATGTTCTACTTGAGCAATAGGTGCTGAATTTGGCTTAACCGGTTGTGGTTGGTTATTTATTGGAGTAAAATTATCTACTCCATTATCAGCTTTAGTTGGTCTAAAGTCTAAACAATCTAATAAATTAAAGGTTCCTTTAGAACTATTAAATAATATTTTTTTCTTTCTATCTGCTTCTGGATATGAATCAACTGAGAAATAATCTCCTGATGCATGAGTATAATGGTCAAACGTAACTGTTATATTACCTGCAGGTGTAGGGAATCCTGGCTTAAGTGTGACTTTACCATTTTGATAAAAATTATCTCTTTGTCCATTATCTAATATAAATCTATCTGTAATATTTACTGATTGAGCATCAGTAACAGATACTATTCTTATAATATCTGATTTGCCTAAACTTAACGCTTTACTTGAAAGAGCGGCTGTTTTTGTAGCACCATTAACTCTATTTTTTTGTTTTTGTAATATATTTTTTCTTACATCAGCCATTACTTTCATTCTGGTAGAACCAGGTGTGACACCACCAATATCGGTGAAAGTTATACTAGTTGAACCATCTCCACCAGCGCCTGATGCTGTATCTCTTGTTGGTGTGGTATCAATAACACCAGTACCTAAAGAAGCTGTAATGGAACTTGTATTAACAAAGGTATCTCCGCCAGAAACTGAGATTGAATTTGAATTTAAATCAAATAATTGTTTTACTACTATAATAGTATCTGTTGTTGTACTACCTGTTTTTAAAGTTTTGACAGCGGCTTGTGGCAATTTAAATACCATTGTGTTATTACCGACTTCAAATAGATTACCAGCTGAAGCTAAATCACCGATAAAGTTTTGAGTAGTTCCTGTTTGGTTAACACTTCTTACTGCACTAAATACATTATTACTAGACATGTTAACATCAAAAAGATGTAGCCTTAATTCTCCACTTACAAATTCTAAAGCTCTTGCTCTTGCAGTACCTATAACACTACCGCCTTGTCCTGTTGCGTTATGTAAATTCATTGTTGCAAAAGTATTAACATCTGGCATACCTTTTACAGTTGATGCTGTTAATTTGACATAGTTTCCTACTTGTGCACTTGTTGTAGCTACATTGACTGTATTTGTAGAATTTGCACCTCTTGGTTTTTCTACTACTAAATTTTTAGTTGTATTATTTTGAACTCTGAATCCTTTTACATAAGCTACTGATGGGTCAATACCTACAACTAATCTATCTTCACCGAATGTTGTAGCTGCGCCTGTGTTAGCAGCATCTCCATCAGCTATAATTTCATCAGTGGTTTTAAAACCAAAGTTAGTTCCATCGTTTAAATATTCTCTTACATTAAGTTGAAATGGTTCTACAACGTAATCACCAGATTCTTCAAATGTTCTTCTTGCTAATCTTTCTGTTAATTCTGTATCGCCTGTTTTATCTGTTTTATCAATAGCAGCTTTACCATCTTCTATTACAACTAATGTAATATAATCATTTTCTGTTCTTGAAGATAAAGCTAAAGGTTCTTTTATAAGTGTTGTACTTATTTTATACCTTTTTGCTCCTGGAGCAGCTGTATTTGGAACACCTTGTGCGTTATCTAATAAAGTAGTATCTGTTCCTGATTCAACTATAGATTCTGTAACTCTTAAACCTATGATATAATTAGGTGTGTTTGTATATTTGTCTAATATTAATGAACCAGCTGGAACATAAGCAAATGTTCCTGATATAAAATATACACCTTCTTCTATATTTATTGTTGAGCCTAATCCAGTAGCAGCTGATGATATAGCTTTAGCATATCTTACTGGTGAACCATTAGATGATAATTCTTCGCCGTTTGCAAATACTGAAGTTGCATTATTTGTGCCTGAATTAGTATATTTTACATATAAAGTAGCTGGGTTTGAAGCATCTCCTTTTGCAACTACTTCTAATACTTCAGCGGTGACTCCATTTGTAGCACCAGTAATTGTAGTACCCACAAATTCTGATAAATAGTTGTCTGCATTTAATGCACCAGCTGTTGAATGAGTAAATGATGATTCAATTTTAACAAAATCGTATTCTACATTTAATGTGACTTTACCGTTAACAACTCTTGAACCATCTTTAAAAGCGTATTGACCATAACGGTCTATTTGAGCTTGTAATGCAGTTTGTAATTGTGTAAGCTCTCTTGCTTGTACTGCATATCCTGGTCTAAACAGAATTCTATGATAATTCTTTGTTTCATCAAAATCATCAAGTGTGTAATCTGTAAAATTGTGTTTTACTATTGTTGTTGCCATAAATCTCTTCTCTTTCTAATTGATATTAGAATTCAATTATTACTTTAATATCTTCAATCTGTGTTGTTGTTCTGCTAATAGGATTTCTATTTTCTAAGAATAAAATCTCTCCACTTGCACGGTCTACTTCAGGACTACCTATTGCATTAGATGTTTCTAATGTATCTGCCTGACTTGATGACTGACCAGTAACGACTTCGCCATTTACGAAAGCCTTATATCCTGTTTTTGAATTTTGATGGTATCTTAAATAACCATTTGATGTATCTTTTTCTACTACGTAAGCTTGAGCTCCGCCAGCTCCTACAATTAACTCATCAACTGTATAATTAGCTACTGTTGCAGATGAATTAAAGTCTAAATAACTTGTAGCCTTTAAAGTATCTGCTGTGGCAATATTACCAGCCAATGGAGTAGCGTTATAATCTCTTGGTTCATTAATTAAAGTAATTTGTCTAAAATCATTACCTACAGTGATATCACCACCATCATTTCCGTCTAGTTTAGAATTAAGAGCTACAAAGAATCCACCAAGTTCTGATACTGGGTCAACTCCATGTCCTGCTTTTGGAGCAATAACTGCTCTTGCTGTAGCGTCTGAACCAGCACCACCTGAAATTACTAAATCAGCTACTCTATAATTAGTACCTTTGTTTGCGATTGTGATTGCAGTGACTGCACCACCTGCTACTGTAACGCCAGCGGTTGTTGTGACGGTTGCTCCGGTACCATCACCTGTTATTGCAACTGCGACATTAGTATTATTTGTATAACCTGTTCCACCTGCTGTGACTTCAATTCTTTCGATACCAGCGGCCGTTGATGAATCTCTTGAAGCTTTTTGGTTTAAGTATTGAGCATAATCTGCTTCTGATAAAACAGCTTCTGCCGCGGCATCATTAGCATATGCAAAGGTTAATATACCTGATACTGAACCTGATGGAGCTCCACTTAATGTTAATACAGAACCGTTAATAGCTGAAACAGTTTTAGATGAACCTACATTCGTTCCACTTACTGTCATTCCAACATGTATACCAGGAACAGTTTCTGTTAGTATAATTGTAGCTGTTGTTGAAGCGACTGCTACAGTAGCACTTGCTGCTAATGAAACAGTTTTAACTGGCATATAACTATTAGTTAAGAATTTTTCTGCGTCAGCAACTGATATTGTATACATATATTTCCATGTATATCCGTCTGATTCTGCAGTTGGAGAAGTTAATGTTTGAGTTGGCTGAATGCTTGAAGCACCTCCACCAGCCACAATACATTTATAAACTTTAAATTCTGATGTTACGATATAAAACGCTTTATCAAATATACTTGCGTCGTCTGAATCCCAGGCATAGTATGAATTACCTGATGTCCAAGTATGTCTTGGTACTACGTGAGCAATATCAGCAGATACGATTTTTTTCATAGCTATAAGGTTAGCTCTTGCTTCTCCTAACTGGTCTAAGTTATCTCCTGGAACAAAAGGTGTTGTATCTGTAGTATCAGATGTGGTTAAAGACCATACGTCTGATTTACCTATTGCTACATAGACACTAGAGCCTTCTATTTGCTCTTTAAAATGCGATGCATTTACTGTTCTAAAATTTGATGTTATGATTGCTGCCATTCTTCTATCCTGGTTATTCTATATGTACAAAAGTACTTGTGTTATTATTATTTATATCACTTGAGTCGATAGTTTGCAATGTTTTACTACCTAAAAACTCAATTGTTTGGTTACTATTATAAAGCCTAGCTGTATTATAAAAATTATCTGTGCCTTTTCTTTGTATGTAATTATTATTTATAACAGTTCTAAAACTTGCATTTACTACTTTAACTTTAGACTCTGGTAATTTTTTATTAGCTGAACTTGATGACTGAGATATAGTCCAATTTAAATTAACAGTTGCTGTTGCAGCAGCGCTACTTCCATCTCCACTAATTACTACTGTTGGAACTGATGTATAACCATATCCTCCACTAGTTATGGAAATACCAGAAACTGCACCACCTGAAAGAGTAACGGTACCAGTGGCTGGAACAGATGCTCCTCCTCCATTAAATTGTACCGTTGCTGAAGTATATCCACTACCTCCAGCTCCTATCGAAACACCGTTTACTATTCCTATTACACCATCTCTAATTCTGCCACTGTCAAATAATGTTGCTCCATCTTGAGAACCAGTTGCTTGTACTGGATTTGTTTTAACTTCTGTTATTAATGTATCTACATGATTATGATTACAATTAACTTCTATTATCTCTTGTTGGTCTGCTATTCTTACTTCATTATTTGCTTGACTTCCAATTGTAAGAATAGGGTCATTAATATATCCACTTCCTGCATTTGTTATTGTTGTACCGGTTATCTCTCCGTCGCTATCTATAGTAAATACTGCTGTTGCCGTTACGTTTGTAGATAAGAAAGCTCCTGTCGCATCTTTTGATTGTGGTATTGGAAAAGAAATTGTTGGAGCTACTAAAAAGTTTTTATCTGCCAATCCTACAACATCAACAGATGCTATTTTAGTTGCATTTGGATTTGCTGGAGCTGTTCCAACTAAATTTTGCCAATTGCTACCTTCTGAGTTAACAGTTATAACATCTTTGTTTAGTCTTCCTAAAGCGTCTAAACCTACCGTCACCGACGGTGCAACGCCAGAAAGTCCTGGGAGGGATATACCATTAAAAGTGATTGTCAGTGACGAACCAGTATAACCAAATCCTGGCTCTCCTATTGTAAGTGCTTCCAAAGCTCCGTTTAAAGTTGTGGCAGTTGCAGTTGCAGTTGCTCCTGTAAATGTGTGTGATGTTCCGGAACCAACTCCTGATATATTAAGTTCTGCTCCGCCTGCTGTTGCTGATAAAGAAATAGCATTGCCTGATATTGTTTTAACAAAGTATGTTGTACCAGAAACTAATCCACCAATTGATGTTCCTCCACCACTATTATATGTAATACTATCATTTGCTACCCATGAATTTTTTTGAGTTGCAGTAAGTGTAATATTATTATTTGAAGTACTTACAATTGAACTACTTGAACCATTAAATGTTTGAGCTGTTGGAGCAGCAATACTTAAAACTGCTGTATTATAATCTTTACCACCATTACCTATTGTTATTGAAGATACTGAACCATTTGTAAGAACAGCTGTTAATGTTGCTGTTGTAAATCCTGATGGAGTTCCACTATCTGATGAAGTTATAACAGGAACTGCTGTATAACCTGTACCGCCAGATGTTATTGATGTTCCATTTATTATACCATTTTTTAAATCAACTGAAACAGTACCTGATTTATGAACCTTTGCTGTAATAGTAGGTAAGAAAGCTGAAACAAACATCTCAACAAGTATTGGAACATCTTCTGGTCCTATAATACCTGGCTGTCTATCTGGTATCGCTGATAAAACTTTCCTTATTGCTAATCCTAAATCATCTGTTCTTTTTCTACCAGAAGGTTCTCCGTTTGGAGCTAGGTCTACATAACCATTAGGATTAAAAACATCTTCTCCTAATACAGCTTTTGTTAATTGTAAGAATACTAATATCTCTGCAAAGTAAATAAATCCAGCTGGGTGAACTAATCTATTATATGATAAGTCCCAATCGGCTAAATTTTTACCAGTCTTAATTAAATAAGAAAACTTTTGATATTTTTTACTATCTTGTACTACAATACTATCAGATAAGAATCCTTTATTATCTAAATATTGTCCACCTTTTGGAAGAGCTGCGTTAACATCCCAATTACCAGATGATGGTATTAATACTTTATCATAAGGAAACTCTACTTCAGCAATATCATTAAATAATATTTTAAAAAATATCTCAATAGAATCTGATGTACCTCTTAATCTATAAAAATCTATAATTTGTTTATAAAGAGTTCTTTTATCTACCGTAACTCCTCTTGGAATTGTAGCAGCAATTTCTTTTTGCATTAATTCTAAATAACCTTCGCTATTTGTATCAATATCCATTGCCTGTTCAATAGTATTCATTACATATGATGGACCTGGACCTACCCAATTCTTTTGTATTGTTGTTAATTTAGCTGAAGAGTTATTATGAGCTGATAAACCGTTAACAGTAAATGTTTTACCTATTTCAGATGTTGAATTAACGAGTGTCCCAGGTAGTTCATTACCATTTGTTATTGCTACATTGACATCAGTTAAAGTTATATTAGTTGTTGTACCATCAGGAGCTGTTAAAACAAGAGATGACCCTGCACCAGTTTCATCTGTAAAAAATTTATTATTTTCGTTATTAGGGTCAGGTATTCTAAATTGTGCTTGGCCATTTAATACAACATCTGTAAAAACATTATTTTCTTGATAAATAAATTCATCCATATTCATAAATGTATAATAAGCTTGTAAGAATTTATCTAGCTTATCTTTATTTTCTAATATTTCGGATGGTATTATTTGGTCTAAACGAATATCTTCTTTCGTTTGAGACAGAGTTCCTTGTTCGAGTTCAATCGCTCCAGGAGTTAATGTTTTTTTATATCCCATTACTTAAATCTTGATGTTGTTGTATAGTCTATAGAACCGGCTGAACCAGCAACTGCAATTGTATCTATTTCTGGAGTTATAACTACAAAACTATTGTCAATTGATATTAATTGGTCTCTCTTTGGTCCTAAATCTAGTGAGTTAGGTAATACAGTAATTTTAATATTATCAGTGGTATCAGGCGTAAAGTTATTTAAAAGAATAGTACCTTTATTTACATCTATTTCACCAGCGCTTTTAATCACAGTTGTATTAACTTCATTCACTACTTTATAAACAATTACATTTCTTTTAGTAGAATCAGTAATAGGCTCATCACCAAAGAAATGGTCGACGTTATTTATTTTAAAAGCTGAAGATGATATTAAAAATGCACTTGAATTACCTGACTGGAAAAAAGGAGATGAAAAACTTAAACTAAAGTTATTTAATGCATTATTTGCCGGTGTAATATTTTGAAACATTCTCGGTCTTACTGTTGTATTTAATATAGCTGGGTCACTGTTATCTATATTTCTTGTTAACTGTGAGTGTCTAAATACACCATCAAATTTATTTAAATTATTAAAGTTATAATCTGTTATAGTATCTCTTACTACTGATTGTAAATCTACAGAACTTCTATCTGTTAAATTAGGATTATATTTAAATGATACATCTAATTCTAAATAAGTAAAGTTAGGGTCTACTATTTGTGGAGTAATTGATACAACATTCTTACCTTTTAAAATAGCTCCGGTAATATTTGTTTTTTCTGCTGTTGTAAGTGTTTCTGCTAATAAAGGTTTAATACAAACATATACTCTTCCATAGTCAGGTGGGTCATTATCTTCACCACCCCATGTTGAGATAGAATCTATATTACTAAATTCCTTTTTAATAATTGCTGCATAGTCATCAGCTGTTACTGCTCTGTTTTGTGATATAAAAGTAAGAGGAGCGTTAAATCTTATTGACTCCATTGTTTCTTCTTCAGCTCCACCAGCAGCTGCTGCAACTAATGATACTGCAATATTATCAAATGTACCAATATCATCAACCATTGTAAATAAATTTGCACCATTACTTTCAGTACCTTTAGTGGTTACATAATCAACTGTTACGATATTATTATTAGTTGGTTTAAATCCAGTTACGCCATCACCAAAGTATACTTCATAATAACCGCTTGGATTTTCTTGTAAGTAATAAACCTTTGATGTAGAATCTACACCTTTTAATGTTTCAAATTTTGTATATACGTCAAATGCTGTTGATTCCTCATTCGCCTGTACACGTACGCGTAACGTGCTTGTATCAGCATCAAAGTCAGAGAGTTGAAATTTCTGATTTTCTATATCATTATCAACTCTATATTTTAATTCTCTTGAAGTTCCTTCAACAAGAGTGACATTATTAAATGTCCATGTTGAACCACTTAACGTAGCTTGTTGAGTATTTAAAACAACAAACTGAAATTCTTCTCCACTTACAACTGTATTTAATTTAGTCCCTTTTGTAAGTTCTAATACTGTTGGTATAGTACCTGAATTTGGTTTAGTAACAACAATATTAACTGTAGCTCTTGGAGATAAAACAGACCTAGGTGTATATCCTAATAACTTAGCTCTTGTTACGACATTACCTCTTATCTGAGCTGAATCTAAAAACGATTCATTTAATGAGTAATGAGCATTTAAAGCATTATAATGAGTATTATAAGCTAATACATCTAATAAGACATTAAGGCCTGAACCTTCAAAGTCATAATCATTAAATTCTGTTTGTTGTTTTAAAAAGTTTTTGAGATTATTTTTTATATCTGCAAAATCTAGTTCCGTTACATTTAAATTTGTTGCCATTTTATCTTAACCTTCTAAGTGGTATTTCAACGACTTGTTCTACGTTGATTCCTTTTATATTAAAAAAAACTTCTATAAGATATTCATTCCTAGGTATATTATCAGTTATATCGATACTTGTGACTGATACTCTTGGTTCATACTTTTCTATAACATCTCTTATATTACTTCTTAATTCTATGTTTGTTATTATCCCAGCAGGTTCAAAAAGTAATCCTCTCAGATTAGCTCCTAAATCATCTGCAAACGGTCTTTCATAAAAATTAGTTATAAGTAAATTTTTTATTGCATTCTTAATAGCAGCATCGTCTTTTAAAGGTATAATATCTTTACGTATAGGATGAATCTTTAAAGATAAATCTAAATCGCGATGAGCTTTTTTTCTAGAAACATTTCTTGCCTGCTCTAAATCGCCCGATATTTGCTTGTCGCCTGTATATAATCCTGCCATAATACTATTTATACTCTTTAATTGCTTCCTTGCTCAACTGTTGTGTTAGGAAGTTGACTTTGTGTGTTATTAATTAATGTTTGTACTGATTCTGGTAAATCTATTGTTGATGGAAAGCCTATTACCTTTAAGTAATCACAGAAACTAAATGTAATTAAATCAATTATTGCACCTAATCCTATAGCATTAAAAAAATCCTCAACCTTTTGAATCCATAGTTTTATAAGATATGTTTGCCATTCCTCTGTAAACTCTCTTGCTCTTTTTAATAATCTTTCTTTTTGAAACTCTGGTATTTCTACCTTATCATCAAACTCTCCACCTAATAAATCTAATAAACTAAATCCAAATATTTGTACCTGTTCTAATTCTTCTATTGTTTTATCTCGTATTAAAGCTTCTAAATCTATTTCTTGTAATCCAGGAAATGATGGTAATTCTAATGCGTCCCATATTTCATCAAATAAATCTATAAGACCAGAGAATCCACCAGTTAATAAGAGATTCATTTTCTTTGCAACTTCAGAACGTATATAATTTGTTACAGTTTCTTTTTTAAAATCAGCTGTTTCAAATTTATCCCATATTTTATATTCATCTGGTATTAAATCATATATACTATCAATCTCTTCTAATTTTATATTATCTAAAACACTACTTGGGTCAGTTAAAAAATCAATTATATTAATTTGTATGCCTAATATAGTCACATTAAAGTCAATAGGAAACAAAGCATTTATTAATTCAAGTATTTGTTTTTGTACATACATTGGAAAATCAGCTGATAACTTAGTTATCATTAATTCCCATTCTATTTCTGGTATTTCTATCTTTTCAAACTTAGGGTCGACAGAACTTATTAACTTTCTTATATCTTCAAGAGTTTTTTTTAATTCATCAATCTCATAACGATAAGCATGTGTAGCTAATCCACTAAATAAGTTTCTTAAATTAGCTGGAGTAGGTAATAAAACATCAGGACATTCTATTTGTGGCAATGTAATATTTGGCGTCGACATTATAATATTGTTGTTTTAACAACTGATTTTATTTCAATAGAGCCATCACTTTTCATTTTAATATGTGAATCTTTTTTACCGTGTGTAATTCTTATTTCCTCTGAACCATCTTTATTATCAATTTCAATTAAATGACCAGCTTTTGATTCATATACTTTATTATCTACTGATGCGTCACTTGGTATATCTTGTGTTCCATTTGTTTGTGTAGCGATTGAACCCATAACTATAGGGTCTTGAGCTGATGGACCATCTGCAAAGAATCCTACTACCCATGAACCAACTTCTAAGTGATGATTACCACCATTACCTTTAATAGATGCTGATGTTGTTGGCATCATAACAGTTGCCCAGGGATAATCTCCATTATTTACTACTCCGTCATAATATCCATAAGCATGTACTCTTACTCTATTTAAATTTTTAGTATCATTAATATCTTTTACTTCGCCAATAAACCATGTAAAGACTCCGTTTTTAAATTGGTCTACCTTCCTATCAAACATTATTTACCTCTTATTTGTTCTTCAATAAATGAATCTTTTTTAACTTTAGCATTTATATTATAACCTTCTTTACCAAAATGATGTGTAATACTTGATACAAGATAAGCACCACTTACATAATTATCAAATATTTCTCCATCAGCTCCTTCTTTATTTGAAAGTTCTTCTGATACATCAGCTTGTTTTAATATAGCAAGACTAATAATTAAACCAGGAGCTAAGTTAAAATCGCCAGTTAAATTAAGGTCAACTACTGTAGTATCTAAATTATTAATACTCATTCTACTTCTTAATAATGCTTCATCTTGAGTCGGATTATGATAATTCTGATGATTATCAAATGCATTAGCGTTATATGTTATCCAATGCTGTTTAAATTTTTTAAAATCAGTAATCTTTTGACCATCGATAGTCATCTTATCATTTATTGGCGCAAAGGTATTTAATCTTATCTTAGGAGTATCATATTGAACGGTTTTATCACTTCTTGTTTTAGTTGATATATCTAATTTATTTAAAACTCCTCCAAAAGTTCCTTTTGAAGATGCATTTAATTTAGAAACATTTAATGAAGATGCCATTTTTTGTATTTTAAGTCTTTCTTCTTCAAACATTTTTTCTTCTTTACTATTATACATTGTCTCAGTTGGATTAGGATTTCTGTTATAGTTTCCATATACTTCATTTTGATTAAGTATCGATGCATATGATGTTAAAACTAATCCAAATTTTGCTGATTCATAAAAATATATTTGAGTATTATCATCAAAAGAATTTCTTAAGAGCCAACTAATAGCTTGAAGTGGCTGTATATTAGGGTATATACCTTTTATAATACCTTTTGTTGAAGCACTTACTTGTAATTTTGAGTCAAGATTAGTTTTTACTATTTGAGATACCAAAGCTCGAGGTGTTCCTTGAAACGCTCCATCTAAAAGTTTTTTATTATTTAAATACATATGTTTAGAAACACATACAAGAGTATAAGATTTAGATGCTGGTGTTGGTTCAGAAAAATTTGTTATATCAGCAATATAAAGTTCTAAATCAAATCCTTGTTCTCCAAGTTTTGGTTCATTTCTTGCAATTATTAAATGAATTTTTTCATTACCAGATAATTTTAGTTCATTTGTAAGGTTAGCTGTATCTACTAAGAATATTTCTACTACTATACCTGAACGATGTAAACCTTCATGAATTTTTATATCATGAACAATATTTTTTAATTCAACTTCATGTCCATTGTTTGCTGTAATAATAGCTTGGTCAATACTATAACTCTTCGGAGATACCGATAAGTTATCTTTACCGACTGAATTATAGTTGTTACTCATCTGTTAAGTAATTCTTTAAATGATTTTATAAAAGCAGTCATGCTAGAAGGATCGATAACTCTTATTTGAGCATTCTTATCATTTGTTTCTTCAAGATGCGCTCTGTTTGTAACAAAAGATAAGTTAGCTGGTGATACACCCCCAACAATATGGTCACTATTAGTAACTGGTTTTTTAAGAGCATCGTCTGTTCTGTGATAATAGTATGGAGCGTCAATGTAATTATATACATTATAAGTAGAAACTGAATCTTCTGATGTTGCTCCTACAATTAATTCTTTAGCTCCGTTTGATGAACCTATAAATGTACCTGTTGTATCTTGTACAATTAACTGACTTAAATCGACTATTTTTTTAGTAACTTTTCCTGATGCGCTACTGACAGAACCAGTAACTGTTTCGCCCATTTTAAATCTACCAGATAAACTATTTTCATGGTTATTAAGTACTTGAGGATTAGTTTCTATTGCAAATCCGTTATATGATGTTGCCATATACTCTTGTAAAGCTTCTTGACTCATTGGCCACGCTCTGTATCCATCATGTAAATGGTCATTAACTAAAAAGAATGTCCAATAATACATCGATGTACCGTATAATCTACCAGATACTAGGTCAGGCCTTTCACCATTTTTTATATTATATAAACTATAGCCTGAAAAATTATCTAAAAAAGATGGTAACGGTCTTACACTTCTAAATAAGTCGACCATATTTTGTTTAATACCAGTACGATTAAAATCGTATTCTACTTTTGGAAATTGTTTAAAAAACATTTAAGACTTTCCTCCTTCGTCTACGTTTTCTGTCGTAGATACAAATGCACTTTGCTCTGGAGTATAATATCCAAATTCTTTTTCTTTAACAGAATCATCAGTTTCATATAAATCTTGACGTACTAATACTCTTTCTTCTTGGAATCCAAGAGTTAAATTAACTTCTAATGGCGCACCGGTATCTTTATGGAACGCAGTGCTTCCTTCATTAAACGTTGATTCTAAAGATGTTATATAACATGGTTTTATTTTCGGCATATAGTCATTAATTCTACCTTCAGAATAAAATTGTATATCAACTAATGGCGGATATACTAAAGCAACAGAACCTGCTCTCTTTGGATATAAAAATTTTCGAAAAGTTCTTTCAATCAACTTTGCCATTTCACTTTCTTTTTCATTTTCAGCAATTAATTTAAAACTAAAACTAAAAGCTCTTACATTTGTACTTTCGTATGCTGTTCTTGTATATGGATTAGTTGCAACACCCATTGAAATAGCACCGGAGCTTGTTATTTTATCGATAGTACTTGACCCACCCATTAATTTATCTTTACCCATCATAGCAAATGCTCCAATATCAGCATTTGTTATATTAGGTCCTTTACCACTCATTGCGCTGTTTAATAAATTTAAACCACCTTTTATACTACCAACATCAAAATTGGCATAATTAGCGCCATCTGATACTGAAAATCCAGGAGGCTGATATAAAAATATTGCTACTCTTTCAGTAGATGTAGCAGGTTTAATACCAAATCGTATAAATGGTAATCCTGATTTTGCTCCTTCGTTTATATCAAGTGGATAAGAATAATGATGAAGTTTACTTATGTCAACTCTTTCTTGAGTATACTTTTCTAATTGTTGTGAAACTCTATTTTTAAACTTTTTTGTATATCTATCAAAAAAAGTAGCTTCAGGTTCGACAGCTGTCTCTGTTGTTATTACTTTATTTTGGTCTTTTCCGCCTGGCCTTGAAGGTCCAACAAAACCAATTTGACCCGATTGACCGAAATTTTGTGTAGGCATATCTTTTTCCTATATAAATACTTGTATATTAATTATACTATAGAGTTATTTATATGAGTTATAGAGGCAGATACACAATAAAACGACCAGAAAAATATGCGGGAGATGCAAGTAAAGTTGTATACCGTTCTTTGTGGGAAAGACAAGCATTTAAATGGTGCGAAAATAATCCAAAAGTAAAGATGTGGAATTCAGAAGAGGTAGTTGTACCCTATAAATGTACAGTAGATAAAAAATTACATCGTTATTTTGTTGACCTTTTAATACAAATGGAAGATAAAAAAACTTATTTAATAGAAATTAAACCAAAAAATCAAACAACTCCACCTAAAAAACGTAGTCGTAAGACTAAAAAATATATTAATGAGATGATTACATATAGTAAGAATCAAGATAAATGGGAAGCAGCTACTCAGTTTGCTGAATATAAAGGTTGGAAGTTCCAAGTATGGACAGAAGAAACTTTAAAGAATTTAGGCATAAAGATACTATAAGTCTGTATAAATAGATATATGGCAAGTTTATTCGATACCCTACAAGCAAACGCATTTAGAGCTGGAGTACAAGCTCGTACAAAACAATCACGTGATTGGTTTAAAAAAGAAGTGCAAGGGTTATCTATATCAAGACAAAAAGTTTTAGGAGATTCAGCTTTAGATAGAACAACTACTAACCTTCGTGGAAGTATGTATATGTATTTTTATGACCCTAAGCATAAAGAAACATTACCATATTACGATAGGTTTCCATTAACAATAATGGTAGATGCTGCGCCTGGTGGATTCTATGGATTGAATCTACATTATTTAAATTATAATACAAGAGCTAAATTTTTAGATGAGCTAATGGCATTAGGACCAGAAAAATCAACTGAAAGTACTCGTCTTACTAAAATAAGATACAATTTATTATCAGGTGTACAAAAATTTAAAGAATTTAAACCGTGCTTTAAACATTATTTAGGAGCACATGTTAAATCACAGTTTGCAAGAGTCCCAATGACTGATTGGGAGATTGCTATATTCTTACCAGTAGAACAATTTAAGAAGAAAAGTAAAGGAAGTGTTTGGAATGAGAGCCTTAAAATAGCGAGACAACCATGAGCATAGATAGATTAAAATCAACAATAGGTAAAAAAGGTGGATTAGCAAAAGCTAATAGATTCAATGTAATGTTTACACCACCAAGTGGTTCATTATTTAATTTTGATTTGCAAGGAGCTATCTCATCAGCTATCGCAGGTAATTTTAATTCAAAGAATTTAATTAACGACCCAAGAGATATATCATTACTTTGTGATTCAGTAGTAATACCTGGAAAACAAATAAGTACTTTTGAACATCAAACTGTAAGACAGTCTAAAAAAATACCGTACGGTACAATACATGATGATGTTGCAATAAGTTTTTTACTTACAAATGATTATTATATGAAAACTATCTTTGATAAGTGGATAAATAGTATAGTAGATACAGATAAATACTGTATCGCTTATAAAGAAGATATAGTTACTGATGTAATAATACAACAGTTAGATGAACAAGACGTGCCAATATATGGCGTGAAATTGGAGGGAGCATTCCCTGTGACGATGAGTGAAGTAGCGCTTTCTAACGAAAGTACTAGCCAGATTCAAAAATTGAATGTGAGTTTTGCTTATGATAAATACGTACCACAAGGTGCGTTAAGTAGTACAGGTAGCGCAATAAGAAGTGCGTTATCTATATTTGGATAATATAATAGGAGAATTATTATGGCTTTACCAGAGCTAAATACAGCTAGGTATAGTATTGAAATACCGTCAACTGGTCAAACAGTGACGTATAGACCATACCTAGTGAAGGAAGAAAAGATATTAATGATGGCTATGGAGACAAATGACCAAAAGGTTATTATGCAGTCAACAATAGATGTTATTAAATCTTGTGTAGATGATATTGATGATGTTGAAAATTTAGCAATGTTTGACATTGAAACTTTATTTTTAGCATTACGAGCTAAATCAGTTGGTGAAAAGATTGATTTATCTATGAAATGTAATGATGAAGAATGTGACATGAGAACCGATGTAACAGTCGATTTTGATGAAATAAATTTACCGGTGGTTTCAAAAGATGAAACTACTATAATGATAACTGATGATGTAGGTGTTGTAATGAAATACCCTTCAGTAAAAGACGTAAATCGTTTTGCCGAAGCTGAAGAAGGCGTTGATAGCGCTATGGGAATGATTATGGCATGCATAGATACAATCTTTGATAAAGATGATGTATATGATTCTAAGAATGAATCTAAAGCATCACTTACAAAGTTTGTTGATTCATTAAGTTCTGTACAATTTATGAAAATGACAGACTTTTTTAATACTATGCCGGCAGTTAACCACAACTTGACTTATAAATGTAGTTGTGGCAAAGATAACGAGCAGGAACTAAGAGGTCTGCAAAGTTTTTTTACATAGGCCTTTCGCACGATAGTCTTGTAAACCATTATAAGACTAATTTTGCAATGATGCAACATCATAAGTATAGTTTAACAGAACTAAATGATATGGTACCGTGGGAAAGGGAGATATACATAGCTCTTTTGCAGGAACACATTGCAGAAGAAAACGAACGCATAAAAGCGGAAAATAGGAGAAATGGATAATGGCTGAGAATCAAGATAACAGCAGAAATGAAGTAGAAATAGACTTAGATAAGTATATGGCTATGATTGACAAGCTTGACGAACAAGAAGACCAAATTAAGGAAATGAAAGAGGAAGCTAGGCGTGCTGCGGAGCAACTAGGACCTCGTAAAAGAAAATTCATGGATTTATTCTTAGACGACAATGACTTAAACGAAAAAGCAATCATAGGATTTATATCATTCTTTTTAATGATGTGTTTCGGTATCACCGATTTAGTCACAGCATTAGTATGGGATTTAGACTTAAAGGTTTCTGAAACAATTTACACATCCTTTGTGGTAGTAACACTAGGGTCGTTTGGTATATCTGAAGCTGGTAAAGCATTCGGTAAATAAGGAATAAAATATGGCATCAATATCAGGAGTATCAGACGGCGCAAATAACCCATTTGACGATTTGGTAGATAGTATCAAAACTTTGAATAGTGACCAAAATGATATGGCTAAAGAAGCTGCAGTATACTCAAAAGAACTGCAAGACCATTTAGAAAAAGATGCTATGAATATGAGTCAATCGCAAATAGATGCGATGCAACAATTAATAATGACTTTAAAAGAAGGTCGATTAGATGATTTAGAAGCTGACAAAGAACAACTCTTACGCGGACGTATGGAGAAGAAAAGAGACGAAGAACGTAATGATAGTTTATTTGATATCTTCAAACAATTAAAACTTCAGTTTAGACTCTTACAAATGCAGTTTAAAGATGAAAAGGGCAGTAGAATATTTGGATTCCTTGTAAGAACAGCAATATTTAGTTTTCTTATTGGAGCTTTTAAAGGATTTATGACTCCCTATGCTAACATAGGTAAAGGTATTATTAAAGGCGCTACAAACATGGGTAAGACGCTTGGTCTTCCAGTACTCTTTGATAATATAAAAAATGTATTTAAAGGCTTTGGAGATAGAGTAGCAAAAACATTTAAATTTTCACCTGAAGGTAAAGGCGGAGGAGTATTTGCAAAAGGGGCAAGATTTATTTTAAATGCTGGAAAAGACCTTGGTAAGTTAATGCAGTTATCATTAGCTAATGTAGGTAACTTTTTAAAAGGTATGACAGGATTTTTAACTGGAAGAAAATCAGCATTTACCGCATTTGGTAGAATTGATACTAAAATTAAAGCCTCTGGATTAGTAGGACAAGGTGCCAATAAATTAGTAAAGATGATATTAAAACCTTTTAGAATGTTAATGAATCTACCTAAAAGAATTGGTATTGTATTTGCAAGAGGTTTAGACGCTGCAACTGCATCTGCAAAAAATGTAGGAAAGAATTTTACAAACATAGGTACTAAAATATTTATGTTCTTTAATAAACTACCTGTATTAAAAACTGTATTCGGTGTATTAGATAAATTTAAAGGAGCATTTCAAAGATTAGGTATGGTATTTGGTCAGATATTAAGACCAGTATTAGGAATTATAGGATTTGTTAGAGGATTTATAGATGGAATGAAATCCCAAGAAGATAATTTAAATAAATTTATTGCGGGTGTATTTGATGGTTTAAAAGGCGCATTTAGAATGCTAGTTGGCTCATTACTCGACTTTTTCGTTATAACTATACCAGCATTTTTCTTAGGTCTTTTTGGGTTTGATGGTATTGCAGAAAAAATGAAAAGCTTTTCTTTTGCTGATTTATTTGATAGTATGTTTGACGCTGTTAAAAATGCAGTTCTTGGATTCTTTAATCGTTTAAGAGATGGAATAGCAGATATTGGATTTGGTGGTATAATTAAAAATATCGGTTTAAGCCTATTAAGTATATTCATGAAGATAGCAGCATTTCCAAAAGCAATCGCAGCTGCAGCTTTATCGGCAATTGGGGCAGCGATGCCAGGCGGAGAAAGTCCGAAAGAAGCTTTTTCTCGTAAATTTAATGAAGTTATGTCAAGAGGGCAAGCTACTATTGATGCAATGATGGCTAAAAGAGATGGTAAAGACGAAGATGGACAAATAATAGATGCTCTTTCTAAAGAAGGTAAAGTTTTACAATCACAAGCATTACAAGAAAAATATCCAGCTGGTCCACCTACTCAAAATATTTCATATCAAAATGCTCAAGGCGGAGCAACTTTTATAGTTAATGGGCCTCCTCCTTCTGACTTTAATTTTAAGAATGCAGCATTAATCAATCAGTATTCAGACTAAAAAAAAGGAGGCTTTCGCCTCCTCTCAAATCTTATAAGATTTTAACTTTCTTTCGCTAGTTTAGCAAAATAACTTAATGTATCATCTTCATCAGATGATTCTTCAGCTGAAGGCGCAGTACCCATTGCTTCCGCATTGGCTGTACTCATACCCGCTACTGGAGCTGCAGTTTCATTCATTACTGGTGCCGGCATTGCAGAATGACCCGCATCGACTCCAAGTACTTTATTCAACTTCATTGATAGCTCATCATAAGTTTTATAGTTTTCAGGTGTTAAGAAATCCTGTAAAGAATACAGTTTGTCGTAAACTTCTGTTAATCTAGATTCATCGCCTTCATGCAAAGCACTTGGTGAACTGAATTCTGATTTATCATAGTTTACCCAACCTTCTACTTTTCTGATTTTAATTTTAAAATCAGCGCCTTCCCAGAAATCATAAGGATTTACTGGATTTTCATCAGCGAATTGAGGTTGCATAACATCCATAATCTTATCAAAGATTTTCTTACCAAATTTGTAAAGGAATACCTTCCCTTCATTCTCTGGATTTGATGGGTCAGAAACGACTAGCACATTACTTACGTAGTGCAGCCTTCTTTTTCTATCCCTAGCAGTTGCTTTATCTTCGTCTCTACCTGAGTTCCAAAGTACAGAGTTATGCTCCGATACTGGGTCCTGCTGTCCAATGGACGTTAAAGAGTTTTCGATATACCATAAGCCAGTTGGTCCCTTGAATCCATGGTCCCAATATCTTACCCAAGGTAAGTCCTCACCATCTTTCGCTGGTAAGAATCTGACTACAGCATAGCCGTTTCCTGCTTTATCTCTTGTAGGCTTCCAAAATCTATCATCCGCATAGGAATTAGTTTCTGGTTTAGCTGAAGATACAGCTTCTGCTGCTTTTACGAGTTTGTCGATTGACGAGCCTCGCATGCTCTTTAGATTTTCTAATGACATTTTATATTTCTCCATATTTACAATGTATTACTGAATTATCCACTTTATTCATAATATAGTTATATTATACCACATTACGTGGCATTTGTAAAGGTTTCTTTTAATAAATGTAAACATTTATCTCTATCAAACTTTACGAATGGTTTGTATTTCATAATCTTTCTATAGATGTCAGGCCAAATAATAGTATCTGTTATCTTTCTATTTTCACGTTCTACGAACCCAAGTATTGAATCCAAGATTACGATTGTTTCCAATTGTATTTCTTCTTGCATCCAAAGCTTTATGATTAATGGATGATTGTTTTCTTCTGCTTCTAAAAGAGAATCAAACGATATATCCATATCATTAAGTTTATTTATATCAGTTTGAAACTGATAGCTTAAAGATTCCATAATTTTTTTATGGTCTCTATAATATCTTTCTCCACCTTCGTTAAGCATATCACCGACATACTTAACATCGTTTTTAAAGTTAGCAATATAGAACTCTTTTAATTCTGGTCCGTATGTTTTTGCTAGCTTTGCAAAGAAGAATTTGTCTTTTCTTTTAAAGAATGAAGTAGGTTTTACTGAAGTCTTAAAATGATACTTAATCGCATCATATCCATCTGTTTCGAAATGGAGTTTAAGAGCGTTATATAATTTATAAGATTCAAACGGGTCATTCATAAAGGTAGTTTATTACCTCTCTTAGCTTTGATTAAATGTAAGCCTGAAGCTTCTTCTTCAATCTTTTGCTTTAAAGAATCTGTTAAGAGTTTTTTAAGATTTTTATAATCCATACCTCTTTGTTCTACTACGTAAGATGCTGCATCGATATATGACATATTGTTATTTGCTACAAGATGCTCTACTGCTGCAGAGAATCTCTTCTTTGTCATAATCTTTTGCTCTACTGGATTATCTTTATCCGACAAACTCTTCACCTTCGTTCCATGCACAACCTGTAAGACCACCTGCTTGTAAAGCTTTCAATGTTCTTAATACCTCTTGTGCGTTTCTTCCTGTATCTAAAGCGTTAATAGATACATGTTGTATAATTCTATTCTTATCAAAGATAAACGTTGCTCTATATGGAACACCTTCTTCTTCGTTAACAATACCTAAAGTATTTGATAATCCTAATCCACAATCAGCAGCAAGAGTATGATTAATATTACCAATCATATTATTATCTTGCTTCCAAGCTAATTTACAGAACTCATTATCTCCACTTATTCCAATAACATTAGCATCATCGACTAAACAGTCAAACCCTGCTATTTCTGTTGGACATATAAAGGTAAAGTCCTTAGGATAAAAATAAACTACACTCCACTGTTTTTTCTGTGGCATATAGCTTTCGTTTACTTCAACTCTCACAAATTCATTTTTTTCATTGATTCCTTGCAGTGAGAACGCAGGGAACTTTTCTCCGACTGATAGCATATTATCCTCCTAAAATACTCTCATTAAAATACAGTCAGCATTAACTCTTCCTGTAGGGTTATCAATTTTTGTTGTTAATGTATTCCAAATCTTTTCGATTTGTTTTTCAGTCTTACCTAAAATCATTGGTAAGATTTCATCAGGCTTTCTTAAAGTAGCTTGTTTAGAATCTACCTTATCAAAGTTCTTTATTGATGTGCCTGATATCTCAAAGCCACTTGTCGCAGTCGTAACATACTCAATTAACTTTTTATTCTTGCAATTATATATGTAAAGCTTCTGCTTACCAGGTATCAATATAGGATTAATCGATACTAATTTAGCATCTACATTTTCAGGCATAAACTTAAGCTTTTCGATTTGTTTATCTGAAGCTTTAGGTTTTTTAGCTCTTGGGATTCGCGTTACTTTAGAATTCTGTTTCATACGATCGATGTCTTCAAATATTCCATCCATTGTATTCATCATTTTGCGTAAGTCACCTTTTTTGATATGTGAATATGCTTCAACAGCTTGGTCACATTTTTTATGATAAGCATCTGATATAACGTCATATTCATTTTGAACTAGTTCTCTGAATATATTAATACCAGCTCCTTTTATAGAATGCATTTGTAATAAACTGTAAGTAGGGAATATGACTTCTTTCTTATCAAAGATTCCATCCATCCATTTATCAATTACCATCGTATCCCATGAATGATACATTGTTTGCATAACTTTTCTACGTATTCTTTCAGCTGGAGAGATAACTATTGGCTTAGGTTTTTTATCTTCTACCTTTTGAATAGCTCTTCCTTCTTTTTCTCGCCCTTTAAGAAAAGTATGCATCTCTTCAATAGCTTCGTCTGTTAAAGGATAACCAGTCCAACCATTATTAATTAACTCAATAGTTTGATAAGTTTTCATCCTATACTTCCAATCAGGAAGTTTCTTAAGATTTGCTATTTTAGTCTTATCAAAATTAAGAACTCTTGTACAATAAGTAAGAACTGTTTCAGTGGCTTTTTTCTTATTCTCAAAATAGTAGAACCAATATCTTGCTCTGCGATATTCTCTATCTTTATCTTTTTTATTAGTTGGTACAGGATTGTGTACCCCATAAGATGGTTTTGGTCCCATCATTGCTTCATCAGCGTTTTTTAATCTTCTTTTAGCCATATTAACTCCTTATTATTTAATACTTATATTATACCATACTTTTAAGCAAATGTAAACGATTATTTTTAAAAAAAATGGCCAGGCCTCTGCGGGTGATAAGGAGTCGCGTTGATGAGACCCAGCCAAAAACAATTAATCTTTCTCCCAAGGTAAAGGTATATGTTTACCTTTCCTTTGTTCTTCAGCAACATGTGATGACATATATGCGAACCATGCTGCACATATCATTATTAATACACTAAATATTGTATTCATTAGTTTCTCCTCATTTTAGCGATATCTTCTGCTTCTTGCTGAGATATAACTGGTACAGCATTTGACTTATGCATAGTGGCAATACCTTTTACTAATGTGCCAGTGTATTTCATTGGCTCCTGTTTAGTACAATCGCTTTTAATTTTATGATACTCACCAGACTTCATATATTCTTCCATTATAGAATTGTATTGTACTGCTTGTCTTTCTCTTATCTTCTCTAATTGAGATTGCTTTAAAGCTACTGATTGAAAAGCTACTGGTTTCTTTTTAACTCTGTTAGCAGCATGATTTTTTCTCTTTCTGCCACAAGGTGAATATCTAAGTGAACCCATATAAAAACTTGTTACTGCCATTACTTAGGTCCTCCATTATGACCTATCATGGTCTTTTGTTTTTGCTTTTCTCTCCATGCTAGGAAATGAATTGCAACTTCTCTTGTTGTGTGAGTTAGCGTACTCACTGGACGTTTTGTTTTATTTTTCATAATTGTTTGATTCTCCTTAATATCGCATCAACTTCAGGGTCATTGAGATGCCCTATAACATCGTCTGTTATTTCAGTGGTATAACATAATGAACCATCAACATCTAATACAGCAAGTTCCCATAAGCCATTAAGATAGCCATAAGAACCTTTATGCTTTATGACGCTAGCGCCATAGCCATTAGGAAATTCATATATCTTTTGTATACCACCATTAAAGTTACGAGTTTCTTTTAAGTATTTTTGTTTTGGATTCATAATGTATATTATACCATAGTTCTTTGTAAATGTAAAGGATTATTACATATATTTTGTATATGCATCTATTAAGTCTTGGCCTCTTAAAGCTTTACCAAGTATTACAGTTTCTCCGTTTGATAATGTTCTATTAACACTACCATCGTTATATTCCACATCAGTTACGCATTTGCCATCAGCTGTATCTTGCGGTCTATCATCATAATGCATTGAGCTTACTGAATGCGCATGTAGACATTTAACTCCTTTTGCCCACTCTTCAGCTGCTAGTTTATTTCGTTGCTTTTCAACTCTTTCGTCGTATTGGCCCATTGTCCTCTTTCTCCTCTTTCTGCGAGTCTTATCAACTCTAATCTTTTTTGTTCCCATAACAGTTTAAAGTCTGGGTCCTGTGCTCTATCTCTTGCATCTTGCAAAGAGATTATTTTATGTAATACACTCATTAGTTCCACTCCTGGTCTAGTTTAGACGCGTTATAAGCATCCATATAAGAACTGTTTTCTAGAAATCTTTCTGTAGACTTTTCGCTATAGTACATATTATCTGGTGAATTAAAATCAAGAGAGCCTGGCATATGTTCGCCTGCTTTCTTTACTGAACGTGTAAGCTTTTTATGTAATTTAGCTTCTTCTTTTAGTTTAGCTTTACGATTATCGAGTTTTGTAATGATGTCTTTCATTTCAATCTCTTCTTTTATTTGCAGTAATTCTGCTTTCAGCGCATTAAATGTTTTAGCCATTATTCAATCCTCCCTTCAATAGAATCAACAGTACTTTGGACTGAATCGATTCTTGATTCAATATCTCCTAAAGAGCTGACTTCACCAGCCATATTGTTGATTTGATTTTCCATATTGTCTAGCTTACATTGTATGTCTTCTAATAGACTCATGATATCTTCGTTCATAGTATTTCTCCTTCAATTAAATTCTTTTCTGAAAAGCCGCCGCCAAATGGGGCGTACTGTAAATTTGTTACGCAATGCTGATTATCGTATTGCTTTCTTTGTTTGCCTTGGATATATCCTGCGAGTGACTTTGCTTTTTTCTCGTCCTCTGCATAGATATATGACTCTGTTGTTATTAAATATCTTTCCATAATATACTCCTTAAAATGTTATGTTTCTTTCAATTTTTGATTCTACTACTGCATGCTCTTTAAGCCATGTTCCAGCTTCTTTATCGCCGATACAGAAATCGCCGTTATCCATTAAGAATTCTTTCTTATAGTTTTTACGGTTGTTAGTCCATGTTTCAGTTGTTTCGAGAATTTCTTTTCTCATCCAACCATCTTCACGGTTGTCAGTAATTTTGATGAAATTAACATGACCAAAAAGGTCAAAAGAAAACTCAGTGACTGAATCCCAATCAGCGCAAACTTGCTCCATGTGAGGAACAACTTTTACGTCATTGATGTATTCTTCTGAACCACCGTTTGACTTGACTAAGTCAGTGGTTATATATGGCTTGACTCTAGCCACTAAAGTAGCAATCTCATTTTCATTGAGTTCGCCACAGTTAGACATTACGTAAGTAGTGCCACCCTTGAACTTCATGTACGGGTCTTTTGAATCTCCGTAGTTCTCGAGATATTGTGTGTGTATTACTAATTTATTCATATTAACTCCTTATCAATTTGTCCGAATATATGTATATTATACCATAGTTTTGAGCAAATGTAAAGGATTATTTTCACTTTTAGGTGAAATAATTGTGAGAAAGTGTTGTTCCATTTTACGTGTTATCGCCATCTCTATATTCTACACTATGCTTTTCAAACATTTTATCTGCTTTTCTTTGCCATGATTTCTCTATTTGAGCATCAAACCAATTTCTAAACCATTGTCTTAACTTACCCATCTTAAAAGTTCCCTGGTGCAACTTGAAAACATGGAATACCATTCGCTCTCCACATTTCAACTACCTGGTCTCTGTCATCAAATACCATGTCTGGTTTCCAGTCAGCTTTAATAAGCTCGTCAAGAACTCTTTGTTTGAACTGATGGTCAGGCTCAAAGCTATCATCTGGTCTCATAAAAAGATGTGACCAAAATACGCCCATTGTCTGTTTAAGTTGATGTTCAGTCAACTCTCTTTGTCTTTCTTTACGAGCTGAAACAATAACTATTTCATGGCCAGCATCATACATTGATTCAGCAACTTCAAAGACATGCTCCATACGAGTGTCATCTTTTGTTGCTTCTTCAAACGCTTTCCAATCTGTTGATACTCCTTCGACAAAATGTCTTCTGTGTTCAACATCCATTAATGTTCCGTCTACATCAAATATTATTTTCATTATGCTACTACCTCTTGTAAATCATTAACCCAATATCCAGACATTCCAATTGCTGAATTATCAGCGCCTTGTCCTTCATAAAACCATTCTAAATTAATACCTTTAAATGTTACGTAAGGTAAGATATATGTAGAATGGTTAGCTAACCCATTAGGTTCAACTTCATCTTTATTATATGCTCTTACGTGTATATCAGTGTCGTTAACTTCTTTGACATAGCCTTCGAAAGTTTTACCACTTGTTGTAAATTTGATGCCATCAAATTCTTGAACGATTTCTTTTATTGTTGTTATATTCATTTAAACTCCTTATCTTTTAAACTGTATGGGTATATTATACCATAGTTCGGAGCAAATGTAAAGGACTTTTGGGAAAATAATGAAAATAATTACACAACAATCACTATGTCAGCAGTTTTAACCGCGTTTAGGACAGGTATTAGGATTGTTTTTTACTTCATTTATAATTTTAGTATTATTAACGACAGCAAGACCTATGGTAAAACTTAATGTATTAATAGTACTATCACTCCAATATTTGGAATCAGGATTA